CAAGAGGTAGTCTCTTTCAAGGCTTCTCGGGTGCCTCCCATCGCCAGATAGCGTTTGACAGTCTCTAACTTAGAGAGGTTTAGGAACGGTGAGGTTACTTGAATCCGCCTTCCATAAAATTCGGTTAAGACATAGCTAGCTTGAGTGAAGAACCGAGATGTCTTGTCTGGGGTTCCAACTGTCTCGTCGGATCGTTTGGTGGCTATGATCTCAATATCGTCACCAAACTCGGATGCCGCAGCTGCGATGACTAGATTACGAGCTGGGATAATATAGTTCTCCCAAGACAGGTCAGTGTCCGGCTTAACAATGGACCGTATTGTTTTCACGTAGAAACTAACCCAAGAATCACCACAGAACGTCTCAACATCTTTTCGTATTGGAGTTTGAATTTTGCTTTTGAATGCGTCCTGAATCTTCTGCATAACTAACCTTTCCCTTAGGCAGAAAGGTTGTCCGTAGTCTAAGTGGAGGAGAGTTATGGACTCATACATAGGTGCTTTGCTCTGTTTGTCTAAAGCGTTCCAAAGAGCTAGGTAACTGTCTATACCAGCACCAAAACAAATTACCAGTCGTCTACTTGAGTGTGTCTGCCTAACTCCAAGCATACCGTTCTCAGACTGACCATTACTGTTAAGTAGGTACTTTCCAAGGTTCTGGAGAGACTGAGACTGATATGGGGCCAGGTAGGACATCTCTCCCTTATTACCGGCCTGAGCCAGGTTTATGCAAGATTCAATGAGTGGGTTCATTTTAAGAATCCTGGTGGAATAACGTACTTGTTAAATGAGTGACTGTGCACCCAAGACAGCTTCGCCGTGTTAGACTCCAACTCCTCCAGATTACGTAGCATATAGTCTGTCATGGAACTACCACCCGGAAAAGAATCCCTCTTAGGGTTTCGAACTCCTACTGCCCAAGCCCAGTCTTGCTCTGTTAACTCGAAGTAACAGACGTCAACGAAGGTTTTTTTGACAGAATTCCAAACTGTTTCCATCCCCTCCCTCCTCCAATAGGAAGGACAACCTAACTGTGTAATGAATGCTCCGTAGTCTTTCAGATTTCCGTAGATCATCTGCAAAACCACTCCTGAGTACATCCAATTCACGCTTGCATCGGAGCCGTAATCCGGTAGGTCAAGTATGATTATATCATACTTCCTGGTTTTTGGAGCCACGGCTTGTAGATACGCCAAGCCGTCCATTATGACAAGACTACCGTCGGATAAGCGTCGATCAACCTCGTCTTTTGTATATCCGTATGGAAGATGCTCTGCACACAGTCGAACGCATCTTTCGTCTATGTCAACATGAGTTACCGAATATCCGAAGCCCTCGAGTAGGTGAGTTGCAACTCCCTCCGATGATCCTATGACCAGTGCATGGAGATCCTCCGAGCCAATCACACCTCGTGCTAAGACAGCGGGTATGACCATCCCCTCGTGATAGATGAGTTGGGTTAATTCACTACTCTGTCTCTCATCCAAACAAAAGAGAGTTCTTCCCTGGGCGGTGTCAGCTATCAGTACGTTCTGATAATCAGTGTCCTCGTTTGCGTAGATCTCGTTTAGTTGCCATTCTCGTACGAGTCCTTTGCATAACTTCTCTCTAACTATTAAAGGTTTCTTCATAAGGTGGTATCTCCGAATAGAGCTCTACCCAACGTGGGATAGTAGCGTGAATAATTTGCCAACCCTTCCATCTCTCTGCTATCCAAACTGGGTCGAAGTCACCTGGATGTATACTGCAATTCTTGGAGAAGAAAGGGACCAAGTCTCCGTCTATTACTTTGGGTTGGAGCGGGAATGATATACAATCCCATGGCTTAAAGACTCCACCCTGACACCAGTGTCCTTTTAGATAATGGCAATCTCCGGCTAGTGGGAATCTGTTCGGATCGTCTCCTCTGAATTTGAGTTGTGTTACATTCTCTGACCACTCCCTCTCCCCTGGAAGGAGTATGATCTCTCCCCTCGACCCACCGGAACAACTGCACATGTTTAGAGTGCATTTGGTTCCGCAAGGAACTTCTCTTGTTAAAAGAGATCTTAAGCGATAATGAAACTCCGGAGGCATTGGATCGAAGTCAGCAATGTCATCCTGACAGATCGTCGGAAGCCTCTGAGACAGAATTGGGAAAATTGGTTGGTCTGGAGACGTCATAGTCCGTTTCTGTCCTGGTTACTGGATGGGTGGTTCCTCTGAGGATGTCCACTCGGACAACTCGTTTGGGTTTAAGTAGAGCTATAGCAGTGTGGACACAATCATCCGGAACTTTTCCGGTACAAGTGTAAAAGTCCATTGATGCGAAACGGTGCTGTACCCAAGTATGGATGGATAGGTGGGATTCTTCGAGCAGTAGGATTGCGCTGTAGCTGTTTGGAACAAATTGATGCTTCTTGGAGTCTAGTACGTTTAGACCCTTAGCGCAAGCGTTAATCAATATCTCTCCACGTATAGCATCATCTAAAAGAGCTATCTCACACTGGCAGTCGAAGAGATCCAGAGTGATGTGATGTCCTAGTGGTACCATTATATTCCCAACTCCTCGAAGGTTCGATTTCTACAAACACAGTTGTCGCACTTTCCACACTCTGGGCTGAACTGACAACTGTACGTCTCTTCTCTTAGATCGATAGCGTACTCCTCCGTAGCTATTATGCAGATGTCTTTCTTCGACGCCCTGATTTGTGCAAAAGGGGCTTCGAGACGAACTCTATTCTTAAAACCGCACTCCTGCAGTAGGTTCATTCTATCCAGAAACATTACTGTAAAGTCTTCGGTTCTATGTCTGTAAGAGTCGAGGTTCGCCCATTCCGACGGCTCCATCTGGTGTCCGGTGAATAGAGTCGGTATGTTTGCTTGAGAACAATAGGAGAGCATGTGAAGGAACAGGAAGGAGTTCCTACCATCTACCATACAATAGTCATAAGTCTTCTGACCGTCTACGTACGGGAACTCCTTCCCAAAGACTCGCTCTGCTGGAGGCTCGAACCCCTCTTTGAACAATCCGCCAGACGTACTCCATTCTGGGAGGGTCACCGTAAGTGGTGCCGTAAGTACCTCAACCTCGGAGTCAGTGGCTGCTTGAATTGCTTTTCTATGATGTTTTAATAAGTCTCTAGACATGGATGCGTTGGCCTGTCCATAATCACAAAACAATAGAATCAGTTGTTTTGGACGAAAGACGTTAGCTACATAGTAAGATAGTACGGTAGAATCTATCCCACCAGTGAAGGTTACGGCCAGCTTATCAAATCTAGGTTTTGTCATCTTTCAAGCTCCAGCATCTTTTCGTGGTCAACTAGTTTTAGGTTTTCAAGAGGAGGGGTGTTGCACTCTGGCCAGATGTACTTATGCGTCTGAACGTTCAGGCCTATGTCAAAGCGCTCATCCCGCTCTATCCAGGATGCGAGTTCGGCTAGTCCAAGAGACCATCCAAACTTAACTCCAAATACGATCTTTGCACGCGTGGTTATATCGTCACCACTAAAGATTTTAGTTGCCCACTCATAGTCATTGCGATCCGCAAGTACTACTTTAATGTAGTCCTCTTCTCTAAGGATTTCGTGTATTGAGAAGTCGTTCTTCTTGTGCATCTCGGTGGATGGTGGTTTGACGTCAACTATCACGGAACTGAATAATCCACAGAAGTCTCTGTCGAAAGATATGGATCCACTTGTCTCCAAGGTTACGACGTCAGTAAATCCTGCTCTCCATAACTCTCTGACAAACTCAATTACTCCTTCCTTCTGGACAAGTGGTTCCCCTCCTGTCAAAGTGACCCTTCCTGTCTTGAAGGTTTCTACCTTGTCGCAAATCTCCTCTGACGTCATTTGAAGGTATGGGTAGCTCATGTCCAAGGTGTGTGGAGCATCACAGAACCCAGAGGATTTCCAACATCTAAGATTACAACCTCCTAACCTAACAAATGTTGTCCACTGCCAAGGAGAGTGGAAGGTAACTTCGCCATCTACAGTTCTAAAGATGGATGCGACTTTGAGCATGTTCTTGTCCTAAAGAGTGGGATTCTTCCAAATAGCCGAGCAGTTTGGAGTTTCATAAAGACGAACTGCGTAGCAACGCAATTCAGTGGAGATACTCTGGAGGATCTCGTCCGAGACCTTCCCTAAGTAGTCTGACATGTTCTCCGCTGTTGGGTTCAGAGGTTGTCCGTGAGTTCCCCTGAAAATAAATGGCTCCTTTCCAGCAAACACCTCTTTCCATTCGGACATAACAGCTGGGAGGAGTGGATCATCGGGGTGTAGTATAATGTTATGATCCCAGTTGGAGTCGATCCAACCACCTATCTTCTCCTTAATCTCACCAAAATCTATTACCCTTCCAATACTGTCCAGGTTGATGCCATGGACATGCACCTCGGCGGAGTAACGGTGTCCATGAAGATGTTTGCATTTGTTCTCATGACCAAGAACTCTATGGGCAGAATCAAACTCGAACTTCCGGTGTATCAGCAACACATTAGCCTCCGTTGTGTATGAGAAGCTTTGTCATAGCCTCTTTTGTTGTTATCAGAAAATCTAGATTATGGAACTCGTCCATATTCTCTCTGGTTACGTCCACCTCTTGTCGAACTTTGCCCTTTGAACAATACCTGGTGGATATTCCAAACTTGTGGCAAACCATTAGTATCAACTCCTTCTTGGAGTTTGGTAATTTGCCAACGTCTGTTGGAGATGCACCAAGTGGGGTTTTGTCTAGCTTAGAAGCTTCCAAGCATTGCTTGTTTAAGAGGCACGCCATACAAGACTCGTGAGTAGGGTCGTACAGATGTCCGTAGCAGGATGGAACTCTAGCTGGTGTACTCATACGGAAAGGCACCTAGCGGCTTGAGTGGAGATGTCTTCGATAAAGTGTCCAATCTCTATCTTGGAAAGGCTGCAATATTCTGCCAACTTATCTTTATATCGGGTACTAGCAAAGAGAGACCGGAGATGCGGCCCAAACTCATCGCTCTCATTTAGGGCGATGAAGTAGTCTAGCAACTGCAAAGTTCTGGGTGGTAGCGACTCCCTAAACTCTTCTGACTGACAGATTCTGACTGGACCAAGAACAGTGATCGAAGGATCATAAGGTTGTTCTTCATCAGCGTCAAATTGTCCGAAGGTGTAGATCCATTTCCCAGCTGGATGTTTCTCTTTCAGCCAACTCATATTGTGGAACTGGAAGCATCTAAGTCTTATGTGAGTGAAGAGAAACGTCGCGAACTCGGCCTGCTTAGGATTGTTTATGTCGTACTTCTCTACCGCCTCTAATGCCCACATGCGTATCTCTGAGAAGAGATCCTCCCAATCGGGTAGAGGTAATGGTAGTTTACCTCTAAGTATGGTCAAGTGATGTATTATGTATCCGTCACGATCTCCGTTTGCTATTCTCTGTCTCTCGTCAACTTCGCTCCAGTTCGGATCCCAAGTCATCTTCGTCGTCCTTGTACAGAAAAAGATCTACCGCGTCTCGTATGACCTCACTAAGTTTCTTATTAGACAGGTCAGCATGTTCTTGCAGTAGGTCTTTTTGTTCTGGTCTGAGATTAACAAGGAAAGGAATCATTCTAGCCATCAAAACACCCCCGTTAGGTTTAGTTGCGATTCTAATTCCCACATCTTCAAAAACTTCAATAGCTCTACATCATCCCTATGACAAGTTTGCGCTCTCTCTAGTGCATTTATCATCTGATCGGACGTGTACAGCGACCTCTGAATCGCCTCCGGTGCGGTTGTCGGTATTCTAATCAGCTCTATGTTCCTCTCCACAATAGTTCTATTGTCTAGAAACTTCTGATAGTGTTTTATCTGCTTTTCTGGAACATCCGGTGGGAGTTTCCAAGGATCGTTGAGGTCCAGATGCCGAAGTATGTTCTGGGCTCTAACATCCCCAATTCCATAGATTCCATCGATGTTATCAGAATCGCCTACCATAGACTTGTACCAAATGATCTTCTCGAGTGAATCCACTCCCCAGTGCTCAAGGATAATGGACTCTGTTAGAATTCCTTTCTTTGGATCGTGTATAAGACACAGCGGTGTTACGAGTTGGTGGAAGTCCTTATCCCCACTGTAGATAATAGCCTGACAACCGAATCCCATAAAGGTCCGAGATAGGATACCTATGAGATCGTCAGCCTCCACACCAGCTTCCCAGCTTTGTCGGCAACCTAGGACAGCAACTCCGTACCTAAGAGCTTTCAACTGGGTGATGTACGCTAACCTGCTCTCTTCTTCTTCTGGTGTTGGGTTTTCTGGACGTCTTCCCGCTTTGTAATCTGGAAGGATCTCCATCCTTCTTGCGCAACGTCCTGTGTCCCAACAAACTATCATGTTCTTAAAATCTACTCCAAACTCCTTTCTAGCGTAGCTTAAACCTTTCAGAACTCCAAAGACTGCACCGGAATGATTCCCTGAGGAGGTCATAAGCTCTTGCATCACAGCCCAAGAGCGTCCAGCCAGGTGGTTTCCGTCAATGAGTAGTCTTCTTTCCATTTTTAATTCCTTATAACCTATATTATATGGGACCATCTATGGTAACGCAAGACCAAAACACCTAGAACTTTCCAAATTCTAAAGATATTTTAGCGAGTTCAAACTCGTCATCTACTCTCCTGGAGCTCGCTACCAATTCCCAACACCTGTCTCTACCGATTGAGTTTGGGTCTTCGTGTTGTTCTAAGAAGACAACATGGTTCTCAAAGTGTTGTAGGAAGTAGGTTCTCAGAACTTTCAGGAGTTTGTGCCAAGCGTCACCGTCAAGAAACCAAACTAGTTTGGTTATTCCCGAGGATCGTAACTCGAAAAACCTAGGAGTCTGCCACTCTTTGAATCCTCCAAACAGACCTATCGCGTTGCATCCAAAGGTCTCAGCATCGAAGATAGACTCAGTTACGCAAGCAAACCCGCAAGAGTTATCCCAGTTTCTAGTTTGGTATAGAGTACTGTCAGTAGCAAACCAATCTTCATAAAGACACTTCGGTTTTTCGTTAGAGCTAATAGCCTTAGCTTCGAAGCCTATCACGTTACCTCTCTGCTCAACTGGTATAATTAGCCTACCTCCAAACTGTCCGCAGAAGCAAGTGTAACAGTGTGGTATAAGATGTACTAATCCTCGTCTAATCAAAAGGTTTCTGCATGGATTTGATTGATGACATTCTAGGAGAGGTACCGCACCAACTGGAAGTATCAGCTTTGGACGGTCTTTAACTTCTGGTGGCGGATCAGGGTATCCAGAGAGTGAGAAGATTCTCTCTATGGCTTCTCGCTTAGATAGGTTCTCCAAGTGTGCGACAAACCAGACTAAACCAGCTGTGCCACTCCAGATAGACCCACCGTAACCGCCTTCGTCACACTTAAAACACCTGAAGATCTTCAGCTCTCTATGGACACCTAACTTCTTAGGAGTGTTGCAGATAGGACAGTCTGCAGTAATGTTTTTCTTGCCAGTGTCTTTAACAGAGACAAACTCAGACAACCAACTAACCACTGGGAAGTCCTTGATAGCATCAGTAAGGTTGTGCGCCATCTCTACTCCAAAATGCCATTCTGGCGAAGTCTGTCTTAATTTGAACCTTGTATCTAGCTGGACCTTCCCTGTTCTTAATGACAACTAGCGAGGTTAAGAAGTTCTTTACTTCCTCATCGGATCTGTTAATACTAATGGCTAGGTGGGCTAGTTGAATCTTGGCTATGGACTGTCCCATATGATGCTGATCAGCGAACTCCGCTTCGCCAGCAGCCCTGGAACTTTGAGATACCGTCCAGCAGGGTATGTTCTCCTCTCTTAACCATCCCAGCAGATTACCATAGACCTCAGCGCCTGTTCCGTATAAGTCGCCTCTTAGGTTATTGCTCTCAGGTAGTAACAGATCTGCATAGTCGATGATTAGAACGTCAGCATGAAAGTTCATTGCGTTCTGTATCATGGCACAATGATCTCTTAGATGAGAAACCGTTGTCATATAAGGAGGGAATGCGGCTATCCAGATATCTCCACCTGTCTTGAACATACGTTGGACGTGCTTTCCAATAACAGAGCTATTCGTTAGTTCCTTTCTCGTAAGACCAGCGATGCACTGGTCCAGTCTGTCTTCATACGCCTCTTCGGACATCTCGAGAGTGTATATGAGTACCTTCTTGCCTTGGAAAACTAACGATCTCGCTAGAAATTGCAGAGCGGCAGATTTGCCTATTGAGGATCTTTGAGATAGAAACACTCCAAGTTCCCCACCTCTAAGACCGTCTATACGCGAATCCAATTCAGGTATCAGAGTCCAACAACGATCAACGTCCTCTTGGAGTCGTCTAATAACTCGAGCTGTGGGGTTTGGATCTAGTCTTCTACCAAGATTTAACTTGGAGGATGGGCGATAAAGGAAAAGCTCCCTCATCAGTTGTTCTGCGGACTCAAAGTTTCCTTTCTTAACGTCTTCCATAAACGGTATCATAATAGATTTGGCCATCTGCTGACGAGCAAATCTAGAGAATTCCGCTAGTAGAAAGGTTTTATTCTGGAGTGGTAGGCCGAAGAACTCGTCCAGTATAGTTGTCAAAGCAGAGTGGACTGGTTCAGACAAAGATCCTTTGTCTTTCCAAGAGTCCAGAACTCTAAAGATCAATGTCCCAGGTGCACTCCCATGATCCTGACGGAAGTCTAAGATCAGCCTAACAATCTTTTGGTAGTGGTGATCAGAGAATAACTCTGGCTTTACGTCATCCACTACATTTAGAAGGAAGTCAGAGTCCCTAAGAAGGTGATTTAAGAAGTGCTGCTGGTAGTGTTTGTCGAAAGGTAATTGTTCCACAGATCACTTTCAAATCTTAAGAAGACAGGCTCTCTAAGACTGCCCTCGGGTGTTCGCTCTTTGTATTTGACGCGAATCCAATCGAACTGTGAATCCTTGATACGCCACAAGAAGTCTCTTTGAGAGTCGGAGAATCCACCACCGACCCGACAGGTTATATCCCCGATCTTTATAACAAATCCACCAAACCTTCCGGTGTGTCGTCCAGCACCTTCGTAGACTCCAACAACTTGGAATGAGTCTATGTCAGAGGGTTTATACTTTGACCAAGCTGTAGATCTAGAGAATTCGTAGGTTCTGGAGAAGTCCTTGACCACTACTCCCTCGTATCCGTCCAGTAGACATTTCTCGTAGATCGCCTGTAACTCAGCCGGGGAGTTAGCTACCCAACCAATGAGAGAGTGGACGGAGTCCTGATCTGCAAAGTCCAGTCTTGGAAGTCTTTGGGTGAGAGTAGGCGTTTGGCGCTTGTTCCACTCTTCCTCATAGATAACATCGAACACATGAGCTTTCAGGTTTGAAGAATCAACCTGATTGACGGAAGCTCTGACAACCTTCAGAGTGTCATTGAAAGAGGTAGTAAACAACTCCCCATCCAACACTAGGTTTCTACACTTGGAGTTCTTCCACACTTGTTCGAACTGCGGCAGTAGAAGATCCGTATTGTATAGAAGATTGCCGCTTCTGGAGAGGATCATAGTGTTTCCATGCCGAATAAACGCACAGAATCTAACCCCATCGACTTTAGGCTCCACCCTAACTGGGTAAGTTAGTTGTGTCGGATCTATCATGTCCGAAGCCAATTGACACTCGAAGGTGTTGATCAATCCTGGGAACACTTTGTTAACTGTTATGGAACCCACACCAGCTCTGAGGTCTTTTAAGACGCACCTACGCAACCAGGTGGCGGTTGCTTGAGGGAATGAGTTTATGACGCTGGCAACACTCTCAGGGTCAGATCTTTTGACTCCCTCTATCTCAGAGATTAGTGCGTAGAAGTCCTCGCATGTTCCGTTTGTCCTAGTTGGTATAGCTTCTGGCAAACTTCCTATGCCGAAGTGACGATACCAATCCATGGAGATAGACAGAAGGTGTTGGAGGTGCCATGCTACCTCCCCTTGTGCCGAACGTAGTATCGACTCCTTAACGTTCCTAGATCTGGTTAGGGAGATCTTTTCTAGTAGATGACATGCTTCGTCCAAGGTTGTCATTTTTAGCCTCTTCAATAACGTGGAAATCGTAATCGTCCAGGTCTTGAGATCGTAGAGAGTGGGAGATATCGGAGCAACTTTGTTTGGTTGCTGAATAACCCTTCTGTACGTATCTCTGAAACCTTCTTAATGTCGTTGTTGGAACTCTTGGGCTTACAACAACCAACTCTCTGCTGTAAGCATGTTGTAACCAGTCAGGGTGAGAGTAGATCCTACTCTCTTTGGGATCCATAGCAGCACAACATACCGAAAAGTCAAATGCGTAGATCAAGTCTTCTACCTTTGGATAGAACCGATATCCGAGAAGTTGGTAAAGGTAGCCATTCTTCAAACGGAACTCCATCCTAGGCTCTTCGTCTATGTCTCGATCTGAATATTCGTCTGTTATGTCCTTTCTCAACTTGAAAGATTTTACCGCAGCTTCAAAATCTTTCTTGCTGGAGAACCAAACATCCACGTCTTTCGGGTCTCCAGAGTGTAAGAGATCTGCGAAGCAACCACCAGCTATCCAACAGTTGAGTTGTGTTAGTGGTTCTGACACTAACACAAGTGTGTGGAACATCCTGTCCATGACAGAATCGGGACACTCAGGCCAAAAGTATTCTACGAGTTCTCGATCTTCCATAAATTCAAACCTCTCTACTAGAGCTATGCTGGTTAATAAAACTCGAGAACAGTTTGGAACAGTCAGAGCACCTACCAAGAAGTAACAGTAGGGTGTCCTTTCTTGGAACTCTTCCAATGTCAACCAGATCAAATTCTGGTAATGGGGAGTAGGGAGTATTCCATCTCCTCAACATCTCATCGTGAAGATCTAGGTGTCTTTGAATAAGCGAGGTTGTCTCAATCTGACCTTGGCGTCCGTGTCCTTCTAAAACTCCATATCTTTTCTTTACTAAGCTCCCTGCCAACATATGCAACTCTCGATGCTCTCCAAGGAGGTGAGGTCTGCACATAATCTTTGGGTCTGTCATCCACATTCTTGTCATAAGGATATCACTGGAAATCTGCCAGTCAGAGGTGATCTAGCAGGGACCAGTAGCTCCTCCAGAATCCTGGAATACTTAAGAAGTCAAGTTGATCGTAAACACGCATAGTCGGATTGTGGAATGGGGTCTTTCGCTTATCACCGTTCTTCTTTCTCTCCATGGATCGTAACTCTGAGCACTCTAGCTTCTTTCTATGAGCCCAATCCCTGAGGACAATAAACGCGTCCTGACCAATCATCGCACCGTACATTTTAACAAGTTCATTAGCGAATAAGGTAGCTACTCTAAGTCCATCAATGTATTCGGACTTTAGAGAATACCTAATTCCAAATTCAGCTATGATCTTTGTAGACACTACTTTGAAGTGATCAGCTCTTTCCTCTTTAGGTATTTTCATAATCCTAACATCTGCTGAATTGCAACATCCGGAAGTCTTGGTGAGAGGATCCTTCTGTACAATTCTAACATCTCCTCTTGGGACTTGCCTTCTGGAGCTTCACTAATTGAATGATCTCTTCGGTAAGTGGTTAGCAGCATTATGTTCTTTAGCTGTCCAGGCATAGGAACATGCGGAGACAACTGAGTAAAACAAAATTGTATGTAACCTCTCCAGTTTATCTCATTCCAGGTAACGTCCATACCATTGGAGATTATCCATGCCGTTACCGTTTGTATTTGCTTGAATAGCGGCTTCTGGAAGTCTTCTTCCTTAAAAGTGGAGAATGGACGATATCCCCACTGGCCGGACTCCCTTCTTACTGTCTCGTACTCTTTCAGGAAGACTAAGCAACGTCTGTCTGAGTCGGACACTTTGGTAAAGTCTATTTCCATGACAAATTATATCAGTGACTAAGGGGTGTACTCTGACCAGTGTCTAATAAAGGGAGAGTATCCTTCTGACTCCAGTGTCCTACACCTACTCCTACTTGCTTGCTTGAAAGACGGGTAGTGGTAGTCCAGTATGTCAATGTAGTCTGCGTGGAGTTTTCCAGGAGCTCTTCGTAAGATCCTTCCGAGTATCTGGAGGGTGACTCTTCCCACTTCTCCATCCTCTTTTGAATCTCCTCCACCCTTGGATGCCGTAGCGTTCACAACTGCTCTTAGATCCGGTATATCCGTTCCTTCGCCCATCGTTTCTGCTACGGCTACTATATGATCTAACGATCCGGACATTAGGTCACCAAGTAAATCGTCTCTCCGAAGTTGCTTGACGTTGCCCTGTATGAACTCCGTTCTAACTCCAGCGTGATTAAATAGGTCCGTAAGGTAATCCCCATGGTTGATTCTCTTCACGAGAGTAATTGCGGACTTCCCATCACGTTTGAGAACCTGTGCGATCTCAAGTAGTTTGGCATTCCGGAACGTGCTTTGAGTGATTCCTTCTTTGTAGGCTGTTTGATACGGAACCTTTCCATAGATCCTTGGATGCTTATGCTTTACAAACCACATCCTCGGAAAGCATAAGACACCTCTCTCGATTAACTCTATGGACTCTACTTCCAGAATAATCTCGCCGGTCATCCCTAGAAGTATTAACCCAGATCCAGTTAGGTTAGGAGTTGCAGTTAGTCCTATTCTCCATGGAGCTTTAATGTTAGAGAACAGAGACAACCACTGGTCGGACTCTAAATGGTGTATCTCATCTCCTATAACTACTTCTCGGGTGTTTAGAAACTCCCGTATCTCTGGGTCGTCCTGTTGTTTACTTGTTGTTTGAACCATCGCTACGGTTATGGGTTGCAGATCCCTCCATCCATCACCCAGGAGTCCGATCTTGGTTCCAAGCCGTATATCTAGACGCTTGTGAGTCTGGTACATAAGATTGGTTCTATGAGTTAACCATATCGCTGGGCGTTGGACAGAGTTTAGAAACGCTGCACCGAATTCTGTCTTCCCACCTCCAGTCGCTATCTTTACGATCCCTCTCGTTTTAGCTAGAGCAAGGTCTAATGCTAATCCCTGGTAGTCCCACTTCCCTTCGTTGATCTGTATGCTTGGATTTCCAGAGTAATCAAGTAGGTCGTAGTATGGATCAGCCGGATCTACGAAGCGATTATCTTCTAGTGTATACGGATACTCGGACTCGTCTAAAGCCTTACAGATGCGATCGACGAATCCGGAAGGTACGTTGTAGTACCCGCCCTTTCTGTTGCACTCCGCAAATCGTTTCTTTCCGTCCCAGTGTCCTTGGGAAAAAGCTCTGGAGAAGAATCTTCCAGGATCGTCATAAGAGATGACGGGATCAAGAATGTTCCAGGGGATCTTCCCATGGATCTGTGTCCAGACGTGGTCGCATAGAAGCTTCATTGTTAAGAACGTCTTCTGCGTAAGGGTTGTCGTGTCTGTTCCATTTACCTAGCGGACACTTTGAGGTAGCCATTTTAACTTTGAAGGACAAAAGACATCCGCAGACACCACACTGTCCTGTAAGCTTATTATATCGGTCGCACGGTAGACAATACAGGCTGATAATTAAATCTGTTTCTTCCTGAGATCTTTCAGGCTTTCCAAGTAGCTTCCAAATCTCTTTCTCTTTAAGATACCTGGTGTATAGAGAGTAGACGTCCTGGGCGAAGGTTCCGCAGTTATTCCATACCCATTCGGCATTGTTCTTTAGAGCTTCGTGATTACATACCGAACACTTATAATGGAATCTTCTCTCCGACAGATAGGTTATAACAAAAGAGCATTGTTGATTAGATGAGTTTTGTTTAGCCCTATGTGCTGGACAGGACGAGAGAGTCGGGGAGACGTAAACCCCTCCGCAATCCGGACACATAAACAACCCGTTTGGGAGTCGTCTGAACTTACATATTACCTCTGGTTGGTGCATGATTAGATTACCACAGAGATTGTGATTCCTGATAAATCGCAGAGTACAACAGTGTCGGAACTTATTGTGAAAGAGGAGTAAGTGCCTGAGCAGTCCATATCTTCAACGGCCTCGTCTGTGCTACTAGCAATAACTTGGTAGGCGGACAGAACCTCTGCAAAGTTATTCATGTAGATGTCCACGGATAAAACTATCTGGCACTCACAGCTGTCTCCAGATGGGACACTTACTCTATCCACCTGAGCGCTTATCTGGGATACGTCGCACGTGAAGCCAGTTGGATTAACTGTCCAGAAACAGCTACTACCATTCCCAGTGTGGTTGGCGTTTAGTTCTCCACAACTTCCACAGGTGTTATTAGTTATTCCGCCAAGGTTGATCCCAACACTGGTAGCTCCGTCAGTGCACGGACAGGAGCTACCAGTGCAAACGTCACAAGGATCTGTAACAGTAGAGCAACACGAACCACACGTGGAGATTGAGATTGGTGGGAGTGTCATGGATAACTCGGAGTTCCAATGTAGGTAGTTATACCTAACTCGTTTATAACAAACTCTTGAACGCCACCTTTGATAACTCCGTCTTCACAATAGACGGTAGTAACCATGGTTAAAGTTCTAGCGGAACTAAATTGGTTGATCAGATGGATTAGGACTGGTGTGCAGAGGTCTGATCCCTCTCCAGCAGTTGTTATAGTGGAGACACCTACTCTTATACCGTCACCAAATTCAAACTTGTGAGTGGACATATTCGTGATTGGCATTGCAATCGTAGATATGCCTGTGTCGGAGACAGACACGTACGCTTCTATTCTAGCTACTCCTTCTCCAGAAGTAATTGTTGACAGCCTTATGCCGTCTCCAAAAACCATGGATTGAACAGTAGAAGTAGAGACTACGTGTGGGTTACTACAATCCACCTTACTTACTGATATTCCTCCCTGGTTAAAGTATCCCCAGATAGGTGTCAGACTATTTGCAACACCTGTAAAGAATACGGCTACCTGAGATAGTAGTCT